CACAAGGACCAATTTTCATCATCGTATCATACCCATCCACAAACTCCCCCATGATTTTAAAAATACTCCATAGGTCGTCGTTTTCGTCCCGTTCAAAAGTCTCGGGTGGATGAGGGGGCTCGGAATGATGAGGGTGGTCGGAGTGATGGGGGGACTCGGGATGATGGGGCGGCTGGATCATATCTGTGGGAACTGCGTTCGGGTTGATGGACAAAAGATTCTATTTTCGCGAATAAAAATCCAGACGCAACGTCACGCCCGGCGTGTTGGAAGCCAGAATATCCGGCCGGATCGACGGAGCGATGGATAAATCATCCGATACATCAAAGGATCGCATGTGTGCATAGACGTAGGCGTCGACTCCCTGCAATAGGTAAGCGGCTCCGAACATGACAATCATAAAATCTCGTCTGTTTCGGAGAGTGTTTCGATTGCTTCGGAGCTGGTTGATATTCACATTGATGAGATCGGTCGGGGTTGGTCCAAATTTCTCATCACTATCGGGCCGGGAGGCATTGTAAAACGCAGCCCGATAATCACGATATTCACGATCGAGGTATACACTGTAGATGGCAACCCCTGCCAATGCGCCGGCAATCACGGGAACTTTCCATGATTGATCATTGATCACCTGCCCCCACCCAGGCACCATCAACGAACGGAAAAAAACATCATCGGGATCAGGGAAGGGATCGGGTTCAAGGACTGGATCGGGTTCAGGTAAGGGATCGGGTTCAGAAAAAGAAACGGGCTGATTTTGGTTCCGATCCGGATTCTGAGCAAATAGTTCATCGCAGGACTGAAGCGTGCCCAACCCTATCCAAAAAAGGAGTAGCAAAAGGGGGTATGAGTACCGCCCAGAGCTCATCAATTGTTATCATCAAGCAGGGAAAGAATGCGTTCGAGGTCTTCGTCCGAATAGTACTCGATGCGTATCTCACCACCCTGCTGTTTGCTTTTCAGTTCCACCCTCGTTCCAAGCTGACGTCGGAGGTTCTTTTCAATACTTTGTAAAAATGGGTTTATTTGCACAGGTTTTTTGCCGTTTTTCGAAGCAGTACCATTTGTCATTTGACGAACCAGGTCCTCCGTCTGACGTACAGAAAGGCTTTTACGAACAATCTGGCGAAGCGCCTGCAGCTGTTCTGATCTGTTTTTCAGCGTAATCAACGCACGTGCATGACCGGATGTAATCTGCTCGTCACGCAGCGAAGCAAGAATAAAGTCGGGGAGCTGCAAAAGACGAATTGTATTCGTGACCGTTGTTCGATTCTTTCCTACCCGTTCAGCAACTTGCTGTTGGGTATATCCGCACTCCTCAATCAGCCTCTGGTACCCCATGGCAATCTCCAGTGGGTGTAACTCCTCTCGTTGAATATTCTCTATGAGGGCAAACGCGATCATCTGCTCATCATCTGCCTCCCTGATATAGGCTGGAATCTCTTCCAATCCTGCGAGACCTGATGCCCGCAATCTTCGCTCCCCGCTGATCAGTTCAAACCGTTTGGACCCCAGATAACGAACCGTCACCGGCTGAATCAGACCATGTTCCCGGATGGATGCAGCCAACTCCTCAAGAGCTTCTTCTTTGAATTCGGTACGTGGCTGATGAGGATTGGCCCGAATATGTTGTACGGGAATCATCAGCACAGTATTCACTTTCTCGGCAGGATCAAGTAGAACGGTGGATGCACCAGACGGGGAAGCTCCAGATGAGGAAGTTCCAGACGAAGCTCCTCCGGACAAAGTCGCACCTGTTGAGTCCGTGGCATCGGGATTATTTAACCCCTCTATTTCTGCACGGTTTCCGGCCACATCTCCTGCGCCCTGATTCTCATGATAATCGGGAAAAAAGGCACCAAGACCGCGACCCAATACTTTTTTCTTCATATCAAATTATGTCCGTAATCTACCCTGCCAGTACAGGACTATCCCGGAATAGTTTTCGGTTTCGATGGATCAGTTCCCGTGCCAGCGCAAGATAGTTCTGCGCTCCAGTAGAGGTAGCATCATACATTAACGCTGGTTTCCCAAAGCTGGGTGCCTCCGCCAGACGTACATTCCTCGTGATAATGGTGTTGAACATCCGGGAATCAAAATAGCGTTTCACCTCCTGGGCAACCTGATCCGAAAGTCTTGTTCTCGTATCATACATCGTGAGAAGAACTCCTTCGATCTCGAGTGATGTATTCAGATGCTGACGCACGATTTTGATGGTATTAAGCAACTGCCCCAGCCCTTCTAGTGCAAAATACTCGCATTGAACAGGAATCAAAACACTATTGGATGCCGTTAGTGCATTGATCGTAAGCAATCCCAAAGAGGGCGGACAGTCGATAATGACAAAATCGTAGTCATCTGCAACCTCTTCCAATGCTTTTTTGAGAATTCTCTCCCGATGTTCCCGATCGATCATCTCGATTTCGGCACCCACCAGATGGATGTGAGAGGGAACAATCTGCAGATAAGGTACCTCTGTTTCCCGGATTGCATCGCGAATTTCGGTACCTCCGACCATCACCTCATAGATGGAACTAGTGACGGATTTGGGCTCAATGCCAACACCACTGGTCGTATTACTTTGAGGATCGATATCAATAACAAGTGTACTATGCTCAAGTGCCGCAAGACTAGCTGCCAAATTAATGGAAGTGGTTGTTTTTCCTACACCACCCTTTTGGTTCGCAACTGAGATGATTTTACCCATAAACTAAAAAACAGGATTGAATGCACGAATGTAAACACATCGATGATGTCGATTGTTGAAAGAAAGAGAATATAGCGCCTCCACTTTCGCTAATCAAAAATAGTTATTCACATTCTCCCGTTTCTAACGTGGGCAACCCTTGGTTTTCCGACAACCATTAATTTGAACTGCCGGTCAAAACCACGTCTGAATTAAAGAATCGATCCCTCATTGTTCCAGGCACAGGTCCCATAGATGGCTGTAACTGGCGGAATATAGAATCCTGTTTTGAAGCCGTCGCAGAACCCTGATCCAGATACAATACTTCGTTGTAGTCTACCCACGGTTGCATCTCCGGGAGAGCGCCGGTCGAAGATTTTGCAACCCCATCTACCTGCTCCTGTGACGCATTGTCAAATGCCCCCAAGAATGAAAACCGGTTTTCAGTATCCAACATTAAATAGCTGGCTGAGAACGTAAATAGCACCATTGCCGCCATCAGTGTATAGGAGAAAGAAAACCCGCTTCCCCCTTTTGAACCAGAAAGCTGCACGATGTTTTGAATTAAAAAATCCGGAGGACTCACTTCCGGCAAGTCGGACAGTTTACCGCTAGTATGCTTTAACGTCTCAACTTCAATGAGCAGATTCTCATCCCTTTCTAACTTCCTCTCGAACATCATACGTTCGGTGGGGTCCATCTCGTCGTAAATATATCGTATTAGGTCTGTATCGTTTTCATTCATACGCTTTTGGTTTGTGTTGTATGATTTTCTTCAAACATTTTTCGAAGATTGATAAGAGCATATCGCATTCGTCCAAGTGCTGTATTAATCGAGACGTTTGTGAGCTCTGCAATCTCTTTGAATGGCATTTCGTAGTAGTGACGAAGCATGATCACGGTTCGCTGCTCTTCCGGCAACTCTGCGATATACTTCATCAACTCACTTGCGGATTCGTCCATCTCCAACTGTGTCTGCTGATCGATGGCAGATTCATCCTCAAGGCGGTCATAGAAATCATCTTTGGAATCGTCGTCGGTCGCCCCGCTAACATCCACAAATCGTTTCTGCTTTCGGATGTGATCGATCGTGGCATTGTGTGCGATTCTCATCACCCAGGCAATCCACTTTCCCTGCTCATCGTACGTCTCATCCATTTTCGTGATCACCTTTGTAAAGGTGTCTTGAAAGATATCATTGGCCACTTCCTCATTGCGGACCATGCTAAAAATGTATGAATAGATCTTGGTCTGATGACGATTTAGCAACTCCTGAAACGCAAGCTGGTCCTCTTTCTTCCGATACAGATGAACCAGTTCCTGATCTTTCAGGTCCTGATAGCGTGCAGGTAAATTTTTTGTTTTTTTGAGTACCATTTAAAGATAAATTTGTTTCTCTGCTTGACACTATGCTCATTAATGAAGACGGAGGTGCATCCCTTACAACAGCCGCTCTAGTCTCTAATGCTCCAGCTGCTCCAGGATTCCAAGTAAATGTTTTACCATTTTTAATTGTTGCAACAAGTAGTTGTCCGTAATTTTGTAAAGACCATGACCCTGGATCGAGTGTAACGTTTGTTACAGTTGATTCTTCTCCCCATTCTCCTGATCCCCAACTATCTGTACCCCAACCATAAGCAGGAGTTTGAAAGACTGGACCAATTGTAATGTATGAATTTAATGTTGCTGAACCTTGTGTTGACATTCCTGTACCAGTTTCATTTGATGGCATAGTGATTGTAAAAGTATTTCCTGTAGGTGTTGCAATAACCTCAAAAACATTTGTCTCAAAATCATTTGTTGTGTATCCTGTCTCACCACCACCTGGTAATGATACAGATTTAAATTTAAAATAGTCTCCAACTAATAAACCATGAGACGTTAAGTTAACTGTTACTGTTGCTGAACCTGTTGTTGAATCAAAAGTAGCTCCTGCCTGATCTGCATTGATAGGTGTAATATCATAAAACCCACCTTCATAATAAATAACTAATACTTTAGATGTACCAAGTGCAGCGTACTTTTTACCATCTAAATCTGTCCAAGTGTGTTGATCTCTAACAGGTCCTGATATAGTGTTATCTACTAGTTCTTGCCAACCACCTATTTTCTCAGGTTGACCATATCTAAAACGTACATTATCCCCATCAACCCATTGACCTTCTGCTCCGGTCTCTGTAGCTTGTTTGTTAAATCCTGGCTTAAATTGTATTTTCTGAAGCATAGCACCTCATTATATATGCTTTTTATTATTTTGGTAGTATTATATTCCAATCTAGCTTAGATATCAAATCCTGTAAATGAATATCTTTTAATTGATTATTTTTAACATATTGAGACATTTCTGGGACATCTACTATGACCCATTGATCTTTAAAATCAAAAACCATCTTATCAGCTTTAGATTTAAAATAACCTACTTTTTTATTTTTTTGAATTGGACGGGTATCAAATTTTAAAGTCTGATTACTTACCCCTTTAATAATACCTTCAACATCCCAAAATTCTTTAAGTTTTTGTTCTTTACTAGCTAATTTTATATTAGTAAGTCTTTCTTCAAATTCCATAGTATTGATTATATTTTATATAATGTTATATAGACCTTAATAAAGTATGAATTTTTTTAAAGAACATAATAACTTCTTGTCAAAAGAAAGTAAAGACTTCATAGACAATATTGTTTTAGGAGATAGTTTTCCTTTTTATATAATACCTTCAACAGGATCTTTAGGAAGAGAAGTAAAAGATGGTGTGTTTAATCATATGGTATTACCTAGACCTGAAGATAGAAATATTACTGAAACTGTAACATCTCAATTTTATGAACCTACTGTAAAACTTTTATTAGAATTTTTAAAAGCAATAAACATATCTCCCTTTTTCTTTTTAAGAATAGCGTACAATATTACCTATCCTAATGGTTTTGAAAAAAGTGGGATACATACAGATCATGAATATGATCACAAACAAATAATAATCTATATCAATGATATTAAAGATAAAGAATCTAAAACTGTTATTATGAATAATAAAAAAGTATTTAAAGAAGTTAAACCAAAACAATACAAAGGCATATGTTTTAATAATTTAAAACATTTTAATTATAATCCTAAGATAGGTAAAAGAATAGTATTAGTTGCAACATTTATTTAAATGATAGAAAGTTTTACATTACCAAATTACGGAATAGTAAAAAGTAAATTACCCAATAAATTATATTCTGCGTTATTAGAAGAATGTTTAAGCTATAAAAATAATGATAAATTTATATCGGGATTAACTGAGCCTGGAGTAGCAAACCATTTTTATGTAGAAAAAAATAAAGACAATATAGCTAACTTTATTTCTGAAATGGTAAATGTATACAATCAAAAGTACCCTAACTATTCCGAAAGTATAAAAATTTTAAATAAAAGCACTGGTGCCGAGTTTCAAGACCCATGGATTAATATTCAAAAATATAATGAATATATTCCAGTACACGATCATGATGGAATTTTTTCATATAATATATGGATGAAGCTACCTACTAAATCAATATTTGAATTTAATTATAGCACTATTCTAGGTACTCAAACTGTACAAAGATTTATTCTTGAAAAACAAAATGAAGGAACAGTAATATTATTTCCTTCTTTGCTAAGACACACTGTATATCCTTTTCAAAAAACTAAAAACATTAGAATATCTATTGCAGGTAATATTCTTTTAAAAGGTGAGTAATGATAGAAATACAGGATAACTTTTTAGGTAAAGAAGATTTTAATAAATTAACAGAAGTTTTTACACACAATAACACACCTTTTTATTTACAAAAATCAATTATAGAATATCCAAAACCAGATAAACATGTTCAGATGTTTCATATCTTATATGAAAATAATATCAAAAGTTATTTATTTGATTTAATAAAACCAATAATAAATAAATTAAAAATTAAAAGATTATTTAAATGTAAAGTTAATCTTTTATTTAGAACAGATAATATTGTAGAGCATGGCTATCATATAGACTTTTTAAAAAAGCCTAAAGATTTATATACTTCAATATTATATTTGAATACTAACAATGGATATACTAAATTTAAAAAAGGTATTATTGTGAATAGTTTAGAAAATAGGTTAGTTAAATTTCCTAATGAAATAGAACATACTGGATCTACTAATAACTGTGAAGAGCCTTATAGATTAGTATTAAATATAAATTATACATTATGAAGATAAATAATAGCTATTGGTATTTTAAAGGTGTTTTACCTAAAAGATTTTGTGAAGAATTAATTCAATATGGAAAACAAAAAGAAGATCAATTAGCACTTACTGGAGGATTTAAAAAGGCAGAAGATTTGTCTAAAAAACAATTAAGAGATTTAAAGAAAAAAAGAAACTCTAATATTGTTTGGATTGGTGAACAATGGGTATATAAAGAAATACTTCCATATGTTCGTTTAGCAAATAAAAATGCAGGTTGGAATTTTGATTGGGACTATAGTGAAGACTGTCAATTTACTAAATATACAGAAGGTCAGTTTTATGATTGGCATCAAGATTCATTTGATAAACCTTTTAATAATCCAAATAATTTAAAAATGCATAATAGAATTAGAAAGTTATCTGTAACTTGTTCTTTGTCCGATCCTAATACATATAGTGGTGGAGAATTAGAATTTTATGAAGGAGATCCTCAAAGACCTAATAAAAAGAATATTCTTAAATGTACGCAAATATCTGAACAAGGATCTATAGTTGTATTTCCATCTTTTATGTGGCATAGAGTATGTCCAGTTACAGAAGGAACAAGGTATTCACTTGTGATTTGGAATTGTGGAAAGGAATTTAAATAATGTTTAGTATTTTTAGTTCTTACATATCTGTAGATTATTTTAAATTTGATTTAAAAAATTACAAAAAAGAAATTTTAAACTTTAAGTCAAAAAATAAGTCTGTTGTTAGAAGTAATTATGCAGGTTGGCAAAGTGATACTTTTGAAATAATTCCAAAAAATTTTACAGATTTATTTAATAAAATTGCAAAGAATCTAAAAGAAATAGAAAAAAATCTATGTCTTTCAAAAGAGTTAAAACTAATAAATTTCTGGTATAATGTTAATGGTCTAGGTTCTTTTAATAGACCACATGTTCATCCAGGAGGCGTTGTATCGGGAGTGTATTATATTTCAATTCCTAAAAATTCAGGATCTATAGTTTTTATGAACAACAATTTAAAAGATTTCAATGATTTTTATGGTTCGGCTAATAATTATAATCAATATAATTCAGCAAATTGGATAATAGAACCAGAAGAAAATAAATGTGTATTATTTCCATCTTATTTAACACATTATGTTGAACCAAATTTAAATAAAAAAGAAAGGGTAAGTATAAGTTTTAATTATGGGTTTTAAAAAAAATAAATATGTAGTTGTAAAAAACGCTATATCAAAAGATTTAGCTATATTTATTTATAATTATTTTTTAATGAAGAGAAATGTAGCTAATATTTTATTTAAAGAAAAATATATATCACCTTTTGAAACAATGTTTGGAATTTGGTCAGATGATCAAATACCTGGAACGTATTCTCATTATGCAGATATAGCCATGGAAACTTTATTATTAAAATTAAATGATCTTATGAATAAAAAAACTAAATTAAAACTATATCCTAATTATTCATATGCTAGAATTTATAAAAAAGGAGATGTTCTACATAGACATAAAGATAGATTTAGTTGCGAAATATCTACGACTATGAATTTAGGTGGTGATGTTTGGCCTATTTATTTAGAACCATCTGGACAAGTAAATAAAAAAGGTAAAAAAATTATTTTAAATCCAGGAGATATGTTGATATATAGAGGTATAGAATTAGAACATTGGAGAGAACCTTTTGAAGGTGAAACTTGTGCTCAAGTTTTTTTACATTATAATAATTCTGCAACTGAAGGTGCAGAAAAAAATATTTATGACACAAGACCTACATTAGGTTTACCAGGTTATTTTAAAAGAAATGAATAAAAAATTATTATCAGAAATAGCATTTTATCATGGCAGTGTAAAAATGCCTGAAGGATTTGAAATAGATAGATCAGTCTTAGTTAAAAATACTTCTTTGTCTAATTTTTATGAAGATGTTAATCATAGTTTTAATAAAGAATTTGATAAAGTTAAAACTTATATTTGTGATTACATGCAAGCTTACCATAAACTTCATTTAGTTTTACATAAAAACTGGGGTAATTATTTTGAAAGAAATGAAAAAACAAAACCACTACTTCAATTAGATCCTGTAGATTTAAAAAATTCTGCTGATTTTGTATGTTTATATGGAGTTGAAACAGACAGTGATACTTGTGAAATTACACTTCATTATGATGATAATAGAAGAAAAGGAAGAACTTGGACTCATCAATTAAAAACAAATAACTATATAATTTTTCCAAGTACACAATTATATTTTATAAATAATAAAAATAATAAACATTTAAATTATGTAGAAACTTTAACTTTTCAATATATTTAAATGAAAGTTATTGATAATTTCTTACCTTTAGAAGATTTTAAAAAAATAGAAGAACTAATGACTTCTGATAGTTTTCCATATTATTTTTGTAATGGAGTAGCTAAAGATGTAGAAGAAGATATAAAGATGTTTTATTTTACACATTTCTTTTATGTTAAAAATACACCTGCAAGTGATTATTATAATTTATTAGTAAAAACTTTATTATCTAAATTAGATATATTTGCTTTGATAAGAGTAAAAGGAAACTGTTATACAAGATCAGATAAAAAGATAAAACATAATACTCATGTTGATTTTCCAGAAAAAATTAACTTTAAAACAAAAGGATTAATTTATTCTATCAACACTTGTAATGGTTCTACTATATTAGATAATGGTAAAGAAATTAAATCAGTTGCGAATAGAGCTTTATTCTTTGATCCAATGAAACCTCATTGTAGTACAAATTGTACTGATCAAAAAGCAAGATTTAATATTAATGTAAATTATATTTAATTATTGAGTCCAAATATACCAAGGCATTCCAAACACATCTTCAGGAACTGCTGGTGAATTTTCTAATCCTTCATCAGCATAAGATAATAAATCCCAAGCAGTTGTAGTTTCATTCCATCTATAGAAATGTGTTAAAGGATTATAAGTATCATGAGTGGGTTGGTCTCCAATTGGAGATTGCCATCTAGCATCCGCTTCATTCAATACCCATGATGGATAATTTTTTGGACCCATAAATATATTTTTTTCAGGCATCCATGTAGAACCTATTGCAGCTCCATTACCTCTAAATGCTCTAGTGTGATCACCAGAAAGATGTTTATTTTTTTTAGTAGCTAATGAAGTTTGAATCCATTGATTAGCTGGCCAATTATTGTGTTGTTCTAAATGAGCTTGACCTAATGATTCTTGTTCTACTCCATTTTCATCTGTAATAATATCATTATCCAAATGAAGTACTGATAGTACTATATTGTTTTCATCTATTTTTGCAAAATTAGCCATATTATTGAAATTTATACCTTATAATTACTACGCCTGAACCGCCTGTTCCTTGTCCAGCTCCGCCGCCTGTTCCATCTGTTCCATTGCCAGGAGGGACGTTATATCCGCCTCCGCCACCGAGTCCTCCAGCAGCATTTCCACCGCCAGATATTCCACCACCAGCTCCACCGCCAGCATAATATTTTAAAGTTGGACTTGGTCCAGGTACTCCACCCGCAGGATTAATTGCTGTACCTGCACCTACACCTGCAACTTGGTTTCCTTGACCTGCTACAGTAGCTCCACCGCCACCGCCAGAAGCTTGGTTATTGGTTCCAGGAGAAGGTCCTCCAGGTGTTCCTTGAGGAGGAGTTACAGGAGGAGTGTTTCCAGCCCCTGCTGATCCTGATGCACCTTGGTCTGTTGAACCCATACCACCACCTGATCCTCCTGGATCTCCTGATTGGTTTCCGCCTGGGTTATAAGTACCTCTATAAGTACCACCACCTCCACCACCTGTGGAAGTTATTGTTGAAAAAGTTGAAGGAGTTCCTGGATAACGTGCTGATCTAGGAGCAGGAGATCCACCAGAACCAATTGCAATTGGGTAAGGTGATTCCGACACAGTAATTGGAGTTCCAGATCCTGCTCCACCTGGACTACCATCTAAAGGAGATGCTGTGTATGTATCAACTCCAGATTTATATTCTCTAAATCCGCCAGCTCCGCCGCCGCCAAAATTTCCTGAGCCACCGCCTCCTGCGACAACTAAATATGAAACTTCATTATTTGTAGGTTCATCAGCAATTTGAGTTACGTCAAAAGTTCCTGGACTTGTAAATGTATGAATTTGATAATCACCATCTTGAGTGATAGTTCCACCAGTAGCTTGCATAAATTTCTCGCCACCGCCTCTTTGGCCATATCCTCTTCCTGATCCTGCTCCAAATGAACCTAATATTGGCATCTTTCTATCCTCCTAATTTTACGCAAACTGCGTTTGTGATGCAAGTACAGTAAACGTTGCATCTGCAGTTTTAATAACTGTATAAGTATAGGCATCTTTACTACTAGCATTACCTGCAGTTGGTGCAGCTCCACCTTGCCACACTGGAGTAACACTTGATCCATCAATTTGTACAGCTGAATTGTAATAAGGTGTACCACCATTTGTACTAATAAGTGCAATGGTAATTGATTCACCAGTATCCATAATTGAATTTAATGTGTTAGAACCATCACCTCTAATATTTAATGTCCAGTTACCAGTATTATTTCCTGTGTGTAGTCTAACTGCTTGAGTAATAACATCAAAATTAAATGTTCCCGATAAACCAGCACCAGCATCTACAGTAGTTTTTTCAGCTAGTTGTTGGATTGCACCTGCACCTAAAACAACTCTTCCAATTCCTTTTGGAGAAATATTTAAATCAATATTAGAATCAGAACCAACAGCATCAATTGCTGGACCTGAACCTGTTGCTTGGTTAGTTACATCAATATAGTTAACAGCTGAAGCTGTTTTTTGAAATCTAATATATGGATTGTTTGAATCATCTTCAATCGCACCAGCGTCATC